GCTAAACGTGGTAAAACTAAAGGACGTATGGTGTAAGCGTGGCAGAAGATAAATACAGTAAAGCTAGGAAAGCAAGAGGTCTTAGAAAAACTATATTGTCTCCTGACGATGAACCTGATACTTTAAAAAGAGCACGAGAAGAAGTACGCAACGCTCGTGGAATAGAAACAATTAAAACTGGGGGTAAAATTATGGCTGGATGTGGCGGTAAAAAAATGAAAAAAGGCGGTTCATGCAGTTCTAAATCTTATAAAAAAGGTGGTATGGTCAAAAAACATCGTGGTGATGGTTGTGCTATGAGAGGCAAAACAAAAGGTCGCATGGTATGATGAAGTGTCGCGGTATGGGCAAAGCGATGAAACCAGTGGCTTTGAAAAAAGGTGGCTCGGTTAAAGACGCTTGTTACAGAAAAGTAAAAGCTCAGTACAAAGTTTTCCCTAGCGCGTATGCATCAGGTGCTATTGCTAAATGTAGAAAAAACAAAGGTAAATAATGGCAGTCAGAAAGACAGCTAAAGGTGCTGCACTTAAACGCTGGTTTAAAGAAGATTGGAAAGATGTTAGAACCGGCAAAGCGTGTGGTAGACAGGAAGGGGAAAAACGAGGTACTCCGTATTGCCGACCTAGCAAACGAGTATCAAGTAAGACCCCAAAAACTTCGTCAGAGATGACAGCTACTGAGAAAAAGTCTCGTATAGCACAGAAGAAAAGCCTTGGTCAGCCAGCGGGTAAACCAAGAAGAGTAGCATCATTAAAACGTAGGAAGACAACTAGGAAGAAATAATGGCAACTTCAGGAACAGCAACATTTAATATGGACTTAAATCAAATAGTCGAAGAGGCATTTGAGCGATGCGGTGCTGAACTACGTACAGGTTATGATTTAAGAACTGCAAGACGCAGTTTAAATTTATTGACTGCAGAATGGGCAAACAGAGGAATTAACCTTTGGACTATTGAAGAAGGTAATGTATCTTTAACAAGCGGAACTATTAATTATAATCTTCCAGCTGATACAATAGATTTAATTGAACAAGTCATTAGAACAGGTACAGGGCAGAATCAACAAGATATAAATATAACAAGAATATCTGCTCCTACATACGGTACAATACCAAATAAAAATGCAACAGGTAGACCAATACAAGTGTGGATAAATAGACAAGCAAGTCAACCACAGATTAATGTTTGGCCTGCACCTGATACAAATAATTACACGTTTGTTTATTGGAGATTAAAGCGAATTGAGGACGCAGGGAACGGCGTTAATACTCAAGATATACCATTTAGATTCTTACCATGTTTAGTAGCAGGTTTAGCTTTTTATTTAAGTATGAAGTTACCTGGTGCTGATATGAGAACTCAGATGTTAAAAAATGAATATGAAGAACAATGGATGTTAGCTTCAACAGAAGATAGAGAAAAAGCCGATTTAAGACTTGCACCCCGTCGGCAGTATTTATAAGGAAACGCTATGGGACGAAAGTATACGTCTGGTAAACATGCCATAGCAGAATGCGATAGATGTGGTTTTCAATATAAGCTAAAAGAACTAAAAGACTTATTTATAAAGACTACAGAAACAAATATTAAAGTCTGCAAAGAATGTTGGGAACCAGACCATCCACAGAACATGCAAGGTATGTACCCTGTTGATGACCCACAGGCAGTAGAAGATCCAAGACCAGATAGAAACTTGGAGGAACAAAGAGATTATCAATATGGTTGGAATCCTGTGGGGCTAAATAACCCACTTGCATTACCAGACTTAGAAGATGATTTAAAAGCAACCGGCGGGGTTGGCACGGTTACTGTAACAACAACTTAGGAGTATAATATGAACAAAGATAGAAAATGTTGCCCTACTACTTACAAGCAACCAGAAATGGTAGCAACACCTAACACAGCTGGCTATCCTGAAAAGGATGTTAAGACTGAAGGTGTAGTCACACGTGGTAATGGTGCAGCGACTAAAGGTACAAAAGCACGCGGCCCAATGGCATAAGGATAGGTAATGAACTATACAGAACTTGTAGCAGCTGTACAATCGTATACAGAAAACCAGTATAGCACTACAGATATAAATACATTTATACAACAGGCTGAACAAAGAATATATAATGCAGTTCAACTGCCTGACTTACGTAAAAATGTTACAGGTAATATGACATCAGGCAATAAATATTTAAATTTACCTAGTGATTGGTTATCTACTTTTAGTATTGCTGTTATTGATGCAAACAATGAATATACATACTTATTAAATAAAGACGTGAATTTTATTAGAGAGTCTTTCCCTGATACTGATACTCCGTTTTATGGAAAGCCAGAATACTATGCAATATTTGATGATACAGCGATTATACTCGGACCTACTCCAGATGCTAATTATAATACTGAGCTTCATTACTATTATTATCCTGAGTCTATCGTTACTGCTACTAACACTTGGTTGGGTGATAACTTTGACAGCGCTTTATTCTATGGAAGTTTGTTGGAAGCAGCTGTCTTTATGAAAGATGATTCAGATACTGTGGCTTCGTACACAGCTAAATATCAAGAAGCTATGGCATTATTACAAAACTTAGGTGAAGGTAAAAATAGACGAGATGCTTACAGAAGTGGGCAAGAAAGGATACCAGTTAGATAATGAAAGAAATGAACTTTGGTGATTTACAGTTTGATGTAGTTACATCAGAAGCAGGACACGGGCATACGCCTGAACAAGTAGCGGAAATGGCATTAGCAAAGATTATATACGTAGCTCAAGATGCTAACCCGTTAATACGTGAGCAAGCAGAAGCTTACAAAAATAACATTAGACATGTTCTAGTGCAATATATGAAAAAGGCTATCAAGTCTAATCATACAACAATAGCGAATAAACTGCGTGAAGCAGGACATTCAGATTTAATTAAAATTTTGGAGATATAAAATGGCAATTACTCAAGCAATGTGTACGTCATTTAAAGTGGACTTATTGAATGGTATTCACGCTTTTGGTACTACAGTCGCTCGTGCAGGTACAACTGCTGACACTATGTACATGGCTTTATACACATCATCAGCGACTTTAGATGATACAACAACAGCATACACAGCTACTAACGAAGTATCAGGTACTGGATATTCTGCTGGTGGTCAAGCACTTACTACAGTTGCTCCTACATCGTCAGGTACAACAGCGTACTTAGATTTTGATGATGAGACATGGACATCTTCTACTATTACAGCACGTGGTGCGTTGATCTATAATTCAACACAATCAAACAAATCTGTAGCAGTATTAGACTTTGGTGCAGACAAAACATCAACAGCAGGTGACTTTACTGTAGTATTTCCTACAGCTGACGCTTCTAACGCTATTATTAGAATAGCCTAATAGGAGGCTAATATGGCTCTTGTTGTTAAAGACAGGGTAAAAGAAACTACTACCACGACAGGTACAGGTACTTTAACACTAGCTGGAGCAGTGACTGACTATCAAGCTTTCTCTGCTATCGGCGATGGTAATACAACGTATTACACTATTCAGTTAAGTGCTGCTGATGAATGGGAAGTAGGTCTTGGTACATATACTGCATCAGGTACAACTTTATCTCGTGATACTATTCTTGCGTCTTCTAATGCAGGGAGCGCTGTAAACTTTTCTGCAGGAACTAAAGATGTATTTGTTGTGTATCCAGCGGGTAAAGCAGTATACGGAGATGCAAATGGGGATGTTACAGTTTCTGGTGATTTATCAGGAGCTAATTTAGAAGCATCAAATGGTATAGTTACAAACAATGAAACCGTTGGTGCTAATTATACTTTTCCTACAGGATATAATGGAATGAGTGTAGGACCAATTACTATTGGTAGTGGGGTTACAGTAACAGTACCATCAGGACAACGCTGGGTAGTACTGTAAATGTTTTCCGATAGCCCTTTAGCCACCTCCGCCTTTTCGGCGTTAGGGAACATAAGTGTTTCCGTAGCTGTTACGGGTGTACAAGGAACTACTGGACTAGGAAATGAAACTGTTGTTGCAGGTGCAAATGTATTCCCAACAGGAGTAAATGCAACAGGTAATATAGGTGACGTAACAATCACCGCAGATGCAAATGTAAGTGTTACAGGATTAGCTGGTACAACAGCTTTAGGTACAGCCGCCGTAGAAGCAGATGCAAATGTAAGTGTTACAGGCGAAGCAGGTACTACCACACTAGGTAGTGTTACAGTAGTAGAAGGAACTGGAGTAAGTGTAGCTGTTACAGGCGAAGCAGGCACTACAACAGTAGGTGACGTAACAATCACCGCAGATGCAAACGCGAGTGTTACAGGTGTACAAGGAACAACTGGATTAGGTACAGCTGATGCAACAGGTGATGCAAATGTAAGTGTTACAGGTGTACAAGGTACAACAGCTTTAAATAGTGTAGAAATTAAATTTGATATAGAAGTAAATGTTACTGGTGTTGAAGGTACAGGATTAATATCATCACAGGGTTCTACATTTACTGCTGATGGGAATGCTCAGCTTTCAACAGCTCAAGCTAAGTTTGGTCCATCTTCACTGTTGCTTGATGGCACAGATGACTTTGTAATATCTGATAAAAATATAAATCTAAGTTCAGATGATTTT